TCTAACTGAAGGCACTTTTGTGTTCCAAACTACAAAAGATTTGTTTAGTTTTGTTTTAGGTGGTTTCCACCCCTGACTCACAGGTTGCTTCCTGGTTATTTCGTCTCCAGTTTACGGCTGTCTCACAGCTTGCTCCACTAAACTAGTGGCATGGCCACAAAGGATAGCATTAAAACTATCCTTTATGGTCACGGGCTTGGTCTCTTAAGACCTTGAATACCACAGATACTGTGGGCGATATTTAATAATGATGTTGAAATGATATTGCTAAATTTCAACTATGAATTGCAGTTCTGATTTGCATTTCGTTACTACATTTAATACATTAGTTATCGGGATAATATAATTTATCACGAGCATAGATTACCTACAAATAAACTATTTAGACTTTACATTAAGAGACGGGAAATCGATTCAGATTGGGCTTTCATCCAACTGATTGTTACTTCTTTGTCACGTTTAAAAGGGAAAAATCGTTTCTTTGCTGACGTTTCGCTATGTACAACTATAATATACTTTCGTCGTTTGATTTAAAACTATCCTGATAAAGGATTGCTAACAAGTCTTCATCAAATGACTTGTATCTTATCGGTAAACTGCGGGGTTTAACTAAATTGTAAACAGTCAATAATAACAATATCAAAACCAACACCATATTAATTGATAAATATAATATTAAAATTAATTCCATCTTTTATGTTTTTTGTGGTTTGGTTTAAGAGTCTTTTTCTTATTGATCTGCTTTACATTTTTAACAAATTTTGAAGTTTTATTCAAAGGTGTTTTCTTATTTTTATGTTTGGCAGTTTTTTCTAATACAAGCAAATCGAATACGCTATCAGGAACTTTTAATTTTGATTTAGTTACCATATTGTAAACTGACACAACTTTATCTATAGTGGAAAAGTCTACAGGCACACCTACTGTTTTAGACAATAGTGAGACACCTGTTCGAATTGCGTCATGTAAACCTTTCTTCTGATAAACGTTCTCAATTAGCTTCCACACGTCTTCTGTAGCTCCTTTTGACATGTAATCTCTTTCAAAATCTTTTAGGGTAGCGGGTGAAGCATATAAGCCCACTGTTCCTAAACATGTCGAAAGAACTCCATTGACGGTGTTTATTAAATCATCAAACGACATCTATTTAAACTTAACGTTCGATTGCTTCTTTTCATTGACACTTGAAACTATCACGGGTTCCTCCGCTTTTAATAGTGGAGGATTGGGGTTTCCAAATTTCTTAAGTTGTTTTTGGATTGCATCTAACTTATTTTGTACTAATGCAATGTTCCAGGTATTAACTGGAGGTAAGGCACATACCCACATCCATGACCAATCTGTGTTTGGTTCATTTTCTTTGTTTTCCTTTTTCTCTTTCTTATCTTTAGTTTCGGTCGAACCCAAAATTAAGTCAAAGGTACACGGTTCTGGTATATCGTACGTGTTCATAGAGCATGTTTGACCAGATATCCAAGCGTCGTTAAAGAATTTGCTTGGGGAAATGACCACACCTAAATCTGTTGTGGCATGGATGTCAATAGCGGAAAATGAGGCATGTTTAATGTAAACATATATCAAGTATGATCCCCTAGGCAGTTTAAATGTATTCAAATGTGGAGCATCCAAAAAATATATATTATTTTGTGCTACAAATTCTTGTTGAGTTCCAAAGAAATTAAATTCGGTTGGTGATGAGCCAACAAAATGCGAGGCTACTCCAACATTTACATCTTCCAAAGCTGGAACGTCAAATTCAAAATGATACTCTACGTGTAAATCTCCAATTTGAGTTGTTGCGGAAATTACAGCTCCAGTTTCGTCTGTTAATGGGGTTTTGACCATCAGATAAAATCTACCAGGTGACCAAGTTCTGACATTTTCGTCGTAATCATCTGTGTATAGCCATTCAGCGGATTTTCTCGATGCATTTGCAGGGATACCAACTGCTTTTGATTCTGACACACTAATTTCCCAAAAATATTTAGAATTTTCACCTCTTAATATATTTGGTCTTCCTCCGGCCTCGGGCCATTCATCATTTGCATCCATATCGAATGCAGCTAACAATGATCCACCAAAAGTTTGTGCAAATGTGTGTTCAAATCTAAATGAAATTGATTTTAAGCGCCAATTTTCGTATAATCTTGCAAAAGTAGCGACTCTACTTGCCTGTAAATGCATTGGGTTGATATGTGTACTGTATAGTATTTGACCACTTACGTTTTTTAGCAGATGTTATTTCTAAAGGGAACAAGTAACTCTTGCCTTTAAGTGGTACAATACTAGTCTGTGTTGGTTTGTTGTGCATTATGGGGTTTCTTAACAAACCAGTGATTTTGTGACTTCGTTTTAAAGTACGCTTAGTATTCTTTGTTGAAAATGGTACTTTACGTTCAACAAAGTGATTCTGTAATTTTCTATAACTAGCGACAGAAGCAGAAACACTAGGTTTTTTGTTCATAGACATTTCGTGACCGAGTCTATCATCGTGACTGTTCCTCACTTTAGCACCTGGCCCAATCCAGGCTGCGGCTCGCAGTCGATCGGCATTTTCTAGCACGGAGTCTGAACCGTTTCTCACATTTGCCTAAAGTTCGACATACACTATTCTGGCCTATACAATTGGACGGCTCCGTACAATGAAGCACGTCCAATGAGTTTAACATCTAAAGTGTCCACCGTAAGCAACTACAAGTGGACAATGTAACCTCTGAATTTAAGTTCTAATCAAAATTTGGTTTGCACCCATTCCTAACAGTTTCCACAAACTTTAGTGAGGTGCAATAGTCCTTGTGATTGAATAATTTGAACCTGTCGAGATTTATTGGTCCAGGTTTTTCAATAGCATCAAAAATAGATTCAATTTCTTTTTGGGTAGATTCTGAAATATGTTGATGTCTAGCGATAAATTGCCTGGTTCTATCCGTAAATTTGTGGGTTTTAAGTAATTCATTAACTTCGGTTAAAGACGGGTGGTGCTTCCACGAGTCCTCCCACACAGGTTCGGTTCCTACTGAATTGCGCAATAAACATTTACCAATTGATGTTATTATGGGACATGCAGGAAATTCGTATAGCAAGGAACGAGCCTTCGCTTGCATATATTTCATCAATTTATGGGGTTGACTTTTAAATCCACTTGCAATGGTAAAAAAGGTTTTCTTGAGTATTCGACGAATTTCTCCTACATTTTCCAAGTCATCACATTGGAATGCTATTTGGCAAAATCGAGTTGTTTCCACAGAATCATGTTTTTCTATCTTACTAGTTAATCCAATTGAGGCAAAGTCTTGTTCGGTTAATTCAAATTGGCCATTATATCCAATTAGTGCATCATCTCCTTCTATTAAGAGGTCAAATGAGTTCCAAAATTTTATGTCATTTAATGAAGGCTTTCCATACTTCTTCCATAACATATAAATAATCAATGACATATTGGTGAAACCGTTTCCTAATGAAGTTGACATTTCTCCACTCTGTCTGATTCCGTTGACTTTTACCTTAAGGTCCTTGTTCTGTGGTGTGTTTTCTCCTTCGAGCATAGCTGAGTATTCTGTTGCTAATTTAGATCCCTTTGGTACATGTTTCATCATGAATTTGTACAATTGAGATTCACAAATCTGCATCATTTGAGGTGTCATATGGCTTTCAAATGCGGAATAGTCTGAACAATAAATGTGTTCAAATCGTTGGAAGCGAGTTTTGATCATTTTGGGTCTTTCAGCGACGTCAATGTGTTTAGCAAAGTATCCCATTTCGTCATAAAAACACTTTTCAATGGCACGAATCATGGGTCCATACTTTACTTTCGCGGCGTCACATCTTGCGTTTATTGTTCTTGGGTATTTGGGTTCTTCAAACATTTCGCGCTTGATGAAACTTTTGATCATAGCTATGCGTTTTGGGCTTAGGTCTGGAAGTTTTACACTAGCATCATCTAACTGTTTTTTACGCCATTCAGGATGGGGTAGTTCATTCCTAAATGTTTTGTAAGACAAGTCTGTGCTTGGTGATAAATGATATAAACAGGAATGAAGTAGACTTCTCACAAAACTTTTCTGTTCCTGGTAATTCTTAATCTCCGGGGGTAATTGTAACAATCGCTTAAATGTTGACATGAGTTTACCTAATATGGAGTTGTTGTCTGGCACGTATGGACACACGTTTTCGATAAAGATTGGCAATGCAGCGCCAACATAGTGTCTTTTTGACAAGGTATTCTTTATTTGAATGCTTGCGCGCTGGGTTACCAATTCTTTATTGAACAGTTCTTTGAAATCGGTTACCCTGTAACCGATTAACAACCGTCTAGGTTGTTGTTTCAGTGTCCGTTGTAATACGTACCCTCGATATCTTTTGAGCAAAAACATATTCGCGTACCATGACTACAAGCATGGCTTTTGTTTGGGCGAGTTGGACAAAATCAATTGCATAGGCGTCCTGCAAGAAACGTATGGCTCCGTCTATAGATTCTATAGTTAGAGTTAACTTGGGGTTGTTTATATAAA